GACGGCTCTGACCCACCAGTCGATGCAACCGACAAGGAGGGCTGGCGTGAGCCTACCCATCGAAGAGCAGTGGCGACCTGTCCCCGGCTGGGAAGACCGCTACGAGGTGTCCGACCAGGGGCAAGTGCGATCCCTCCCGTTTGTGACGCGCAAAGGGCAATACCGCAACGGTCGGATCCGCAAGCTGCATCTCAGCAGCACTGGGTACTGGATTGTATCTCTCTATCGGGACGACAAGATTTATACCCGCTATGTTCACCGGCTCGTGGCTTTTGCCTTTCATGGAGAACCGCAGCCTGGGCAGCAGGTCCGGCATCTGAATGGTAATCCAGTCGATTCTCGCGCCTGCAATCTCGCATGGGGTAGCGACCAAGAAAACAAAGCGGACATCAAACGCCACGGCCGCAATCACAATCTCAATAAGACGCACTGTCCGGTGGGCCATGAGTACACGCCCGAGAACACGTTCGTTCAGCAAACGCCCTGTGGTGTTGGGCGCCAATGTCGAACCTGCCACAGGACGCGCTGGCGTTCACCGGTTCGGCACTAGTCGTGCCGGCACCCGACGCCCCTCATCCTCCACACCCCGAAGGCTGCCATGACTCCCCACTACGTCAGACCGCCACACTCCCCGCTTCCCCAGGGGCACCGCTACGACGGCGTCGGCCATGACGGCATCCGTACCCAGGCCCCGGCCCCGTCCACAGCACCGCCCGGCCTGTGGAAACCGGCACCCGAGGTGGTTGCCAAGCCGAAGCCAGCTAGCCGCACACCCCGGCCGTCCCGCGCCAAGCCCGCGTCGGAGCACAAGCCGCGCACCCCGGCCGAGCACGGCACCGACAGCGGCTACAAGCGGCACAACCGCGCTGGCACCGAGGCTTGCGGTCCCTGCCGTGAAGCGCACCGGATCGTTGCCCGCCGGTACGCAGCCAACCGGCCGAGGGTGCGCCGGCAGCCCGAGCGTGCCGACTGTGGGACCGAAGCCGGATACGACGCGCACCGGGCACGCAAGGAGCGCATCTGCGACCCGTGCCGACTGGAGCACAACGCCAAGCAGCGTGAACGCCGCGCAACCCGGTACGCGGCCGAGGGAAAGACGGTGCAGTTCCGTCAGCCCGTGGCGCTGTGCGGCACCAGCTCGGGTTACAAGCGGCACCGCAGGAATGGTGAGCAGTCGTGCGAACCGTGCCTGACCGCTAAGCGCGCCGACGACCAGGCGCTACGGGGAAGGAAGCGTGCGGCGTGAGTGCCGACCTGGCCGACGAGCTGGTGCCGATCGCCGCCGAACTCGTAGGTTGTGTGCGCGATTTTGGGCCCGACGCTGTGGCCGCCGTTCTCGCCCGTGTTCCCGAAGGCCGCCACGACGCGCTCGCCGTGGTCCTGGCCGCGATGGTCAACCCCGACGCATCGCTCACCGAACTGCTGGCGTGGACCGCGCTGCCCGTGCACTCGCGGTCTTTTGAGCCACTGGAGCTGCGGCCGGAGAAGGGACGTAAGGCGTGCCCGGATTGCGGGTCGGTGCAGCGCATTTCCCACTTGGCCCGCCACCGTCGAACGCACGCGGGAAAGGTGACGTAATGGCTATGCATAACGTGACATTGACCCTGCGGAATGGGATACTGACCGTGCACATAAGTCGACCCCGGGCGGTAGTTGGCGCTACCGAACTCCCGGGGCCTCGCCAAGCTACGAAGGAGCTTGACTGATGAGCACGATCCTACAGCCTGCTGGTGACGACAAGACCGGGCCGCGTCCCTGCACCACGATGGGGTGTTTTCGTACCGGAGTCGTGCCTGGCATCTATGGCGACGACGCCCGCGCCACCTACTGCCGTGAGTGCGCGTCCGACCTCAAGTTCGACGGCTCGTTCGTGCCCGACGGCGACGATCTCGACTGTGGCCACCACTCGTGGGCTGGGCTCATGGCCTTGCTGGACGAGCACTGGCCCGCCGACATCTTCCCCACCCGACACGAGGACGACCCCAAGCGAGACGCTGGGGCCCGCATCGTCTCGCTGATGCGCTGGGTCGACCAGCTGCGGACTGACGCGCGCCTGGGAAGGCATGTGCGCGAGCTGGCCGACGAGCAGCGGCGCGCCCTCTGATGGCTCAGGACTTCGCCCCGCTACTGCGTTCGATCTGGTCTGACGACGACTGGCGTGCCCTGTCGGTCGATGCGCAGCTCGTCTACCTGATGTTGCTGTCGCACCCCGATCGCAATGCGGCCGGCGTTCTCCCGCTAACGGTGAGGAAGTGGACGCGCCTGTCGGTCGATCTGACCGTGCCCCGACTCCTGGCTGCCCTGACCGAGCTGGACGACGCTGGATTCGTCGTCATGGACGACGAGACGCAGGAGATTCTGGTCCGAGCGTTCATCCGCCGAGCCACGGTCTACAAGCACGTCAGGATGCTTGCCAACGCGCTTCGGGAAGTGTCAGAGGTGGAGTCCCCGCGACTGCTCTCAGCACTCGGTCAGGAGCTGATGCGGCTGCCTCGCGTGGCCGTTCCGACGACCAACACGAGGATGGCGGAAGAGGCCGAGCAGGTGCAGCAGCGCCTTGACGACCTCGCCTCGACGTACTGCGACGCCCCGCCCGATCCGCCCGGTAATCGTGCAGGTCAGGACGCCGCTCATGGGATGGGCCATGGGATGGCTCATGGCATGGCCCATCCCCCCGTTGTAGTTGCAGGTGCAGTTGCCGTTGCAGGTGCAGTTGCTGCACCTGGTCCTGAGACCTCAAAAGATCGCTCTTCATCTCTAGTAGGTAACGCGCACGCGAGACCCGATCTGACGTTGATCGCGCACTGCTATGAGCACCCCGGCGAGCTGCGGCGCAACTGCCGTGGCTGTGCCGCGAACCAAAAGGCGGTCGGATGACGCCCGCCGGCCAGAAGCGATGCCCGCGCTGCAATCCGCGCGCCGGGGAGCCGATCAACGAATGGAAGACGGCATGAAGGTTCTGCTGATTGTGGAGCGCGAGTCCGGCACAACTAACGTCGCGTGGGTGGCCGAGGCTGCCGACGAGTACACGATCGACGGATGGGGCGGTGGACTTCCGGACGCTTTGCAGCGAGTCATCGACCGTGATCCCGCGAACGTGCGTCAGCTTTGGGTGGAGATCCCCGACGACTCGTTTGAGCGGCTGTGGGATGTGCCGACCGTGCTAGGACGGATCGAGCCGTGACCGCGCCCACCGATGCGGAACTTCGAACGGCACGGGAAGCAACATCGCTGGTCGGCACCACCGACGCGCCCGGGTGGTTGATCGCCGAAGTCGAACTGCGAGTGGCCCAAGCGCTCGCCGCTCAGCGAGCCCGATTGGTGACCGCAGTCGAGAAGCTGTACCGCGAAGAACTGGACCGCAGTGACGACGAGTGGTTCGACGCGGGCCCCGATTACTGGGCTGGTCTCCTCAAAGCCGCTCAGCACATGCGCGAACTGGCCGAGTCATGACCACCCGCGCCCCGTTCCCCCGGCAGCTCCACCCGGATCGCTGCGAGGTCCACGCCGACGAGCCCACCCCGCCGCCGTGCGGGTGGTGCGACGTGCGGAAGGCGGGGGTTGGGCGGGTGCGGCTCGTGCTGGTGAGTGGGACCGACCGACGGATGGGAGAGAGCGCGTGACCGGCGAGTGGTGGATCGGCACCGCTTACGAACCACGTATCGAGACAGGTGACGAGCACAAGCGTCACCGAGGCAAGTGGGGTGGCTCGGGTCGCTGCGCATGGCCCTGTTCGCGCTGGTGCTGCTGTCCACCAACCCCATCCACGATTGATCAGCACGCCCGAGGAGAAACCATGACCACCATCCGCGTCACCAAGCAAACCGCGGTCACCTTCACCGGCCCGATCACCCTCGGGGATCTGCGCCGGTTCGTGGAGCAGTGCGACGGGGTGGACGACTCCGCGCCGGTCAACGTCAAGCACCACGACGCCACGGACCAGCGCGACGACACGTACACAACGATCACGGTGGGCGGTGCGGTGTGAACTCCGAACACGACCGGCCGCGATGCCCAGAGTGCGGGCGCTTTGTGTCGAATGCGAAGGCGTGGGCCAACGACGACGGTCTCACTTCTGTGACGGGTGAGTGCAAGACACACGCCACGGTCACTCTCGGAAGGTCCTGGTGGGACTACGACCTCTGGTTCACAGAAGAGGCGTCGTGAGCGTGCTCTGCCGCTACTGCTGGCACTCGTGGCGCTTTGTGTCCATGGGTCAACGACGCGAGATCACGGTTCCGCCGTGGACGCACTACGTCTGCCAGCTCACCGAGGAGTGTCGACGGTGCAGTCTTCGACGGCGCAGCGAATCGGCGCCGGTTCCCCGACGGGTGAAGACGTGACCACCCAGATCGCCACCAACTCCACGGCCATCCGCAACCTCGCCGGCCGTCTTGAGTCGCTGGGCTATGCGGGTGATGACGTTCTCGAGGTCGCTGAGAAGCTGGCGATGAACCTGCTCAGCGACGGCTACCGGCCTGTCGAGCGCGTCCCCGACCTGCGGCCGACGCGGGTGGCGACTGACGAGGAGCGGCGGGCGGCGCTCAGCCCCATCTATGGGGCGATCGACGCGGCACGACGGAAGAGCACGACTGTGACGAAGGAGGACGTGTGACCGCCACCTGGCATGCACCAACTGGGCAGGCCGTATGCACGTGTGGCATTCCGATGCAGCACACCGCATCGTGCCCAGCCCATCGGCGTGACGCGTGCCCGTTCTGCGCACTGCCAGGCATGGTGCCAGTCAGCGGTACAGATCGGCCGAAGAGCGACGGGGAGGGGTCCGCCGGTATCCCTGTGACCCTCGGGTCGGCACAGGGCAACTCAGAGGGAACGGAGAGGGACGCGTGACGAAACCAACCGGTGAAAGTTGGCCCGCGTTCTTGTGGGGTGGCCCCGTCTGCTGGTGGGCAGTTCGCCGCTCGGAGTGGCATCGGTGGCGATGGGCACGAGCACGCGCGGCTGTAGGGCGGCACGAAGATGCGATGCACGAGTTGCAGCGATGGGCAGCCGTAGAGCTGGAGAAGCTGCGATGACCGCCGACCAGCACACCGTCACACTCCCTCACCCCGCGCGCACCGGACCCAAGACCGTCGGCACCTGCGAGTGCGGTTGGACCGTCAGCTACGGCTGGGGCGGGCATCGGGATGCGGCTGATGTTGCTGGGCAGCACGTTGTGGAAGCGGGGCAGGCGACGGCGATTCAGCGGCAGAACCTCGGCGGGGAAATCACCGTCTACGAAGGGGTGAGTCTGTGAGCGCTGCGGCGACCGCGTGGCCTCGTGGTGGATTCGGCGTTGTCGGCTTAGGCATCGGCGGTGATCCCAGCACCGAATTCCGCCGGCCCGATTTGTGTGCCGAGCACGGCCACCCCGGCGTCACCTACAACCCCAACATGGACGACACCTGGTGTCTGTGCGGCCAGCGCGTCAGGCCCGGGAACCACGTCGACGCGATCACCGACCGCGGGCTGACGATCTGGTGGCCCGACTCCTACCGGCCACTGCTGGCCAACCCGGAACCGAGGCCCACCACCTGGGTTCGCGAGCCAGGTGCCTACTGCCTGGTCACCGACCGCCCCGTGCCCGTGCAACTCGACCTGTTTGGAGCAGCGGCATGACCGAACCGACCTACGCCACCTGCCCGTGCGGCTGTGGTCAGCGACAGGACCTCGGCCTGCTGGCGGCGTCGTGCACTGCTCGCTTGGAGCGGGAGCTTGGCGACGTGGCCTCCCTTGTCCGCGAGCTGGACGTGACCTTGAGCAGGCAAGCCAGGATCTCCGTCGGCGGCAAGAGCGGGAAGGGTTGGGCGCACGAGAAGCTGCCCATCCACGAAGGTGCGCGGCAGGCCGGGGACGTCCTCGCCAACACGTTGACGACTTGGGCGAGGGACGTCAGCGGCGATCCGCAGTCGTTGGGACTCGCCCCGGGACGACCGCCAGCAGTGCAGGCCGCGTGGATCCTGCTCGGCAGCATCAACGAGATCCGCCGGCACCCTGAGGTGAAGGAGCTGGTGGACGAGATCACGTCGGGGATCGCGCAGGCCCGGCACGCGGTGGATCGGCCGGCGGATCTCGCTTACGTCGGCCCCTGCCGCGCTGTGAACACTGATGAGTACGGGCGGGCTCACGAGTGCGGCGCGGACCTGTACGCCCGTCCTGAGGCGGCTGAGGTGGTGTGCCGGGTGTGTGGAGGCGAGACGGTGGTGGCCGAGCAGCGGGCGTGGCTGCTGAATGAAGCTGACGATCGGCTGTTCACCGTTCGGGAAGCCGCGCAGATGATCGGGGACTTCTACGGGACCAAGGTCACCGAGGCTGGGATCCGTGGGCTCATTCATCGCAAGAAGCTGGGTTATCGCAGCGGGAAGCTCCTCCGGCTCGGGGACCTACGAGAAGTGCTCGGTGACATCAGGGCGCAGCGCGCGGTGGAAGCGGAGAGGATTGGGGCATGAGTGATTTGCCTGCCGCTCGTCGCCTCGGCGCTAACTTGGTAGCTAGCGAGTTTCAGCGCCTGCGATCGGAGCAGAGGACCGCCCTGATGCGCGGGTGCCCAGACTTCTACTTCGCCGTGGTCCGGTTCAATGCACGATTCGTGGCAGCAAAGGGATGACTACGACACGCTCAAATACGTTCCCCTTGCATTGACCAGCGCGAACGTGGTTCCCTGTCAACGTGGGGTTTCTGACTCCACCGCCCGCCGTGAACACACCGGCCGGCAACCGGGACGCACCGGTCAGAGGGCAGCGTCCCGGTCTTACTTCCCGTCGTGGACTCCGGGTCTGTAGACGGGGAGCCATGACGAGATGATTCGTTCATCTCGCCACGGCCTTACTCCGCACCGTCCTCCGGGACTGGTGTGGCTTTGCAGGGCAGAGGTCACGACGGGGAGCTGCCCCGATCCTCTCTAGAGCCGTCGTGACCCACTACTTCCGCGTCGTCTAGCTGGGGAAGAGCGACGATGGCGCGGGAACAACTCCGCGAGAGCGGACACCGCTAGCGCCCAGGCGGGCCACGCGAAGTGGCAGAGGGGTAACGCCAGCAGCCGGCCGGGCTCATACAGGCAGCGGCAACACTTCACCTGGTGGAGGCGGCAATGGCACAGGCGACGATCATCCTCGACCTCAGTCAGCCCCGTGTCGGTCTGTGGTGCGACGAGTGCGCGCTCCCTTCGGCTTGGGAATTCGACGTGATCCGGTTAAAGGATGGCGGCGTCACGCTCGTGTCGACGCTCCGCCGTTGCACGGATTGCGGCTAGCGATGAGCATGCAGTCCCCACGCTGCCGCCGCCACCCCACCTACTGCTTGGCCAGCTGCCCGACGTGCTGCCCTAAGCGGGTGTCGCGATGACCGAAGACGAGACCCGAGAAGCCCTCGAAGCCGCGATCCGTCAGTACGTCGCGGTCAGTGCAGAAGGTGCATACCTCACCGACTGGGTGCTCGTTGCAGCGTCCGCCAACGTGGACGACGCGGACGCCACCACGTACGTCAGCGAGACCAGCGACGGTCCGATCCACCACAGGCTCGGGCTCGTTCGGTATCTCGCCAAGCGCACCGAGGCGCTGATACTCGAGGACGACGACGAGTGACCACCGTCAAGCCCGACCCTGCGGATCTCCTCGACGCCCGCGACCACCTCGCCGAAGCCAAGCGCGCGCTGGTCGCGAAGGACTCCACCGCGAACCGTGAGTGGCTTGAGCAGGCGCGGGCTGACGTGGACTGGGTGTTGGATCAGGCGCTCGAAGCGGACTGTGGTGGGTGATGGCGACACGGTCGCCGACTCGGTGCTCACGATGCAAGCAACTGCACTCCGGCATCGGGATGTGCGCGACCTGCCGACGTGCTGTTGATCAGGACCGTGGGACGAAGACGGAGCGCGGGTATAGCGGCCAGCACGTCAGCCGGTTTCGAGTTGGTGTTCTGACTCACGATCCGACCTGCGTCCTCTGTCATCGACAGCCGGCGAAGGTAGCTGATCACTACCCGTTGAGTCGTCGCGAGTTGGTCGCTCAGGGCATGGATCCCAACGACCCCAAGCATGGTCGCGGTCTCTGTCCGGCGTGTGACCGACGGCAGACTGCGGCTCGTCAGCCGGGTGGTTGGAATCGCCGCTGACCAAGATCGATGTATAGCTATGCACCCTGGGGCATAGCCCCCGACCGGTCCAAGATCAACATGGGACCGCCGGGAGGAGCACTCACGCAGTCTCAACCTCTTGAAGGGGGGTCTTTGCATGGTTATGCATCGACCTCTTAGCGCTGACTGATGGGCGCGCAGAAGCCAGCCGTGCTCCAGTTGTTGAACGGTCGCAGTGAAGGTGTCGACTCCGGCGGCCGGAAAGTCAAGACCCCTCCTGCATTCCGTCGCATCGCCCCGACTGCTCCCGAGTGGTTGTCCTCGGAGGCGGTTGCCGAGTGGGACCGCATCGTCCCTGGCTTGACTCGTCTGGATCTCCTCAAGGAGGAGGACCGAGCCAACCTGGCGGCGTACTGCGAGACGTGGGCCGTGTTCGTCACAGCGACCCGGACGGTGCAGACCGAGGGCCTGACGATCGACGCTAAGCAGGGCATGCTTCCGCATCCTGCTGTTGGTATTGCGCGGAACGCTGGTCGAGAGCTACGGGCCTTCGCGAACCAATTCGGCCTGTCACCAGCTGCCGAGATGGCCCTTGGGAAGGTGTCTTCGGATGGCGAGGAGGACTCAAACCCCTTCTCCGGCTGACGAACTCGAGCTGCCCTCCACCGCGGAGCTTGAGCGACTAAAGCTGAGCCGCGAGGTGGCTTGGTATCTGGTCTCTCGCGGCATTCCACTCCCGGATTGCCCGCCAGCGATCAAGACGCCAGAGCCGGGTGAGACGTGCCCCGGTGCCCGCTTCGACCCTGAACGGGTCGACAAGGTGTTGAGGTCTTTCGGCCTCCTGCGGCACACAAAGGGCAAATGGGCAGGCTCTCCGCTCAAGCCCGACCCGTGGCAAGTCGCCTACATCCTGGCCCCGGTGTTCGGCTGGGTCCGGTTCGATGAGGACATCAGCCGCTGGGTGCGGGTCATCCGCGAGCTGTACGTCGACATCCCGCGAAAGAACGGTAAGTCGACCACTCTCGGCGGCATCGCGATCTACATGACCGCGGCTGACGGCGAGCCCGGCGCTGAGGTCATCGCTGCGGCGACAACGACCGACCAAGCCGGTTTCGTCTTCGCTCCAATCAAAGCGATGTGCGATAAGGCGCCGGCACTCAAGGGGCACCTGAGGGCCTACGCCAAGCGGATCGTCCATGCAGCTTCGGCGTCGTACTTCCAGGCCATCTCTTCGGTGGCCGATGCACAGCACGGCGCGAACATCCACTGTGCGGTCATTGACGAGCTGCACATCCACAAATCCGCCGAGATGGTGGAAACGCTGGAGACCGGCACCGGTTCTCGTGACCAGCCGCTGATCGCGGTCATCACAACCGCGGACGACGGCAAGCCGAACACGATCTACGCGCGCAAGCGGACCCGGATCGAGCAGCTGGCCCGGCGAGCGCTGATCGATTCAACCACCTACGGCGTCATCTGGGCTGCGGACAAGGATGACGACCCGTTCATCGAGGCGACGTGGCGCAAGGCCAACCCCGGATTCGGAATCTCGCCCACTCGCTCATACCTGGCCAAGGAAGCGGCGAAGGCGAAGGACTCGCCCGCCGACCTGGCGAAGTTCTTGCGCCTGCACCTCGGGATCCGAACCAAGCAGGAGACCAAGTACCTCCGATTGGAGGATTGGGACGCCTCGGCCGGAATGGTCGACGAACTGAAGCTCGCCGGTCGTGCCTGTCACGGCGGACTGGACTTGGCCAGCGTCAATGACGTCACGGCGCTGTGCTGGGACTTTCCCGGTGACGGTGACGAGCACCAGGTGGTTTGGCGGTTCTGGCTACCCGAGGCCCGCTTGGACGACATGACCAAGCGCACTGCTGGGGCTGCGGCTGTCTGGGAACGCCAGGGCTGGCTCAATCTGACCCCCGGCAACGTCATCGACCTGGACTACATCTTCGAGCAGGTGAAGAAGGATGCGAAAGCCTTCGATGTGCAGACCATCGGTTTCGACCGGTGGGGCGCGAACTCGCTGGTTACCAAACTGGGCGATGAAGGTCTTACCTGTGTCCCGATCGGGCAGGGGTTCGCCTCATTGTCTGCACCGCTCAAAGAGTTTCAACGCCTTGTTCTGACCAGGCGATACGTGCACGGCGGTAACCCAATGATGCGCTGGATGGTTGACAACTTGGCCGTGCAGATGGATGCCGCCGGCAACGTGAAACCAGACAAGAACCGCTCTGCGGAGAAGATCGACGGCGTCTCAGCCGCGGTGACTGCACTCAAGGAGTGCATGGACGCCGAGGTTATTGAGGAGGCTTCGAAGCCAACGGGCGTCTCCAACGTTATGTATTCATTCAGCTGACCGATAGGGGGTCGCGTGGACGAGTCCACCGCACGCGACTACCTCGCCCGGGGTCTTGCCCACATCGAGGCTGAGCGGCCGAACTGGAAGCGTCGCGAAGACTACTACCGGGGCCGCCAGGATCTCCCGTACGCGCCGCAGGGCGTGAACGCGGAGTATCTGAGTCTCCGGGAAATGTCGATCGCCAACTGGCTCGCGCTGGCGATGGACACTCCCATTCAGAGGCTCCGGGCCGAGGGGTTCCGCACCGGCCGCGATGCTGACGCGGACACCACGACGTGGAATGAAATCTGGCAGCCGAACAAGCTGGATTCACGGCAGCGGATCGTCTACACGCAGATGGTTGTGCACAAGCGCGGCCTGATGTCGGTGTGGCCAAACCCGAACAACCGGAAGTCGCCGATCATCCGCCCGGAGAACGGCGAGCGGGTGCACCTCCAGATGGACCCGGAGGACCCGTTCACGGTCAAGTGGGCGGTGAAGACGTTCACGATCGAGGACGGCACCGGCTCGAACCTGGTGCTGCCTGCGACGTTCGTGTCGACCCGCGAGCGTCAAGTCGGCGTGGTGTACGACGCCACGACGTGGGCGCGGTTCGAGAAGGGCGGGTCCACCTACTCGGGTGATTGGGTGCTGACTGATGGCGGCACGCATCCGTTGGGCGAGCCGCCGTTCGTGCCGTTCGACAACCGGCAGGACGCGGACGGGAACCCGCAGTCGGCAATCGAGCCGCTGATGCCGGCGCAGGACGCGATCAACACGATTCGTTTTCAGACGCTGCTGGCCATGCAGTTCTCAGCTTACCGGCAGCGGGTGTTCACCGGCTATGACCCGGTGATCAAGGATGCCCAGGGAAACGTCGTCTTCCGCAAGGACGCCAACGGCGAGATCGTGCTCAACGCGGACGGCCAGCCGATCCCGGTCATCAACTCCCCCGGCCGGATCGGTGTGGACCGGGCGCTGATCTTCCCCGGCGCGGACACGAAGGTGTTCGACCTGCCGGAGTCGAACCTGGCCAACTACATCTCCGTGCTGGGTGAGTTCCTGTCCGACCTGTTCGCGGTCGGCCAGGTGCCCCCGCAGTATCTGCTGAACCGGATGGCGAACCTGTCCGGTGACGCGCTGGCGGGCGCCGAGTCGACGTTGCAGTCCCTGGTGACGGATCTCCAGCGGTGGACGGGTGAGTCGCTTGAGCAGGTGATGCGTCTGGCGAATCGTGCCCGCGGCGAGGACGAGCCGGATGTTGCGTCCGAGGTTGTGTGGGCGGATGCGGAGGCGCGGTCGTTCGCGCAGACCATCGACGGCATCGTGAAGCTGATCTCGGTTCGGTTCCCGACGAAGGCCGGGTTCGAGATGATCCCGGGCGCGACCCCGCCGAAGGTGAACCGCTGGATGGACATGGTCGCCGAGGAGCAGGAAACGGACCCGGTGGTCCGGGCGACGCGGGCGCTGACCGACCTGACCCCGTCGGCCCCGACCAATGCCACTTCCTGACGCTCCGAAGGACTTCTATCGACAGTTGCAGCGCATCCAGCTGCTACTGCTGACCACGGGCCGGCAGCTGTGGTCTCGGATGGGCGCGGACTTCGACCAGTCGTGGTCACAGGTCGCCCCCGGTTTGGTGACCGTGTCGACCGCCGCTCAGTTGGCTGCTGCCCGTCAGGCGGTCGCCTACGTGCCCGCGGTACTCGCCGAGACGGGGCAGCCGGACGCCCCAGATGCTCGCGTGCGCCCGGAGGCGTTCTCCGGGACAGCTTCGGACGGCCGGAGCCTCCCGGGGCTACTGCGGGGCGCTGTCGTGATTTCCAAGCGGGCAACGATGCCGCATACCTACGTGGACGACGAAGGCAGGCTGCACACGGTCCGCGGTAAGGACGGCGGGGACGCCCTCAAGGATGGTCAGCGGTGGCTTGAGCAGGCGTTGCATTCGGTCGTTGCCGACGCCGCGCGTGATGCCACGCAAGCCGAGGTGATCAGTCGTCCCCGCATGCAGTGGGTACGCGTCGTCAATCCGCCGTGCTGTTCGCGGTGCGCGGTTCTTGCTGGCGCCCTCTACAACTGGAACGCCAGCTTCGATAGACACGTGAACTGCGACTGCATGGCACTGCCGGTCACAGTGGCGAATGCCGACAACCATCTGACAAAGCCGGATCAACTGGTCGAACGCGGGTTGATCACCGACCTGACGAAGGGTCAGCGCGACCGGCTCGCCGGGGGTGCGGATCTGTCGAAGGTGTTGAACGAGTCCCGCGACCGTTGGCGCGAACGCATGGCCGCTGATCGCCGTGCCGCGGGCCCAGTGGACCGGACTGGTCGTTCTCGCCCCATGGGCTGGAACGGCGGCGGCACGAATCCACCTCCGGTTGGCACCACGGTGCATGACCTGATGGCCCGGCTGACTGATCGCGCGCAGGCAGTCGACGGCATGCGCGCCGCTGGCATCGCCGAGTAGCACCCAAGACCACCGCCCGACTTCATCGAGCGGTCTGCGGCCGGGGCCAGGAGCCCGCCGCTCGCACCACCCGATCGGCCTGGCGCCGGTCGTCCCTAGACGAGCCCTGGAGGCCCGCATGTCCGAGTACCGCAAAAAGCCCGTTGTTATTGAGGCCATGCAGTTTGATGGCACCAAGGAGTCGGCCAACCGGATATTGGCTTGGATCGGCTCTGCGGACAAGGTTGTCGCTCGTCGGGCCCGCGCCAATAAGCCGGAGGCGGGTCTCGTGATCGGGACCCTTGAGGGCGAGATGATGGCCAATCCTGGCGACTACGTCATCAGGGGCGTCCAAGCCGAGTTTTACCCGTGCAAGCCAGATACCTTCGCCGCCACGTACGACGAGGTGATGGTCTGATGCGCGCCGTCAGGCTCCACCCACTGACCGGCGCTCCGTTCGCACCGCTCGGCTACCGCAAGGACGGCCGCGCGATCTGGCCGATCCTCGGCGGGTCCGAGCCCACCCCGACCCCCGCGCCGACTCCGGAGCCCGCTCCGACGCCGACGCCCGATCCGCCGAAGCCTGGCGACCCTGCCCCGACTCCCGCACCCACCAAGATCGAGGATCTCCCCGACTGGGCGCAGAAGATCATCCGGGACACCCGGACCGAGGCTGCGAACAACCGGACTGCGAAGACCGCGGCCGAGACGCAGCGTCAGGAAACGCTCGACGGCATCGCCAAGGCCCTCGGGCTCAAGAGCGACGACACCCCGCCGGACCCCGCTGTGCTCCAGCAGACGCTGGGCGAGCGTGAGCAGCGCATCGGCTCCCTGGAGTCCGAGACCCGGACCAAGGACGTCGAGCTCGCAGCCTGGCGATCCGCCTCACGGCAGGGCGTCAACGCGACTGCACTCCTCGACTCCCGGTCGTTCCTGACCGAAGTCGCGGCTCTCGACCCGACCACCACCGACTTCGTCACCCAGCTCGACGCTGCGGTGAAGAAGGCCGTCGAGACCAACCCGGCGCTGCGCATCAACACGGTCGTCACCCCCGGTGCCGCTGGCATCGGCGTGACCGGCTCCAACGGCGACGCCTCCGTGACCCCCGGCCTTGGTCGGCTGCGGCAGGCGTACGCGAGTTCCCCGAAGTAACTCCACCCCGAGGCATCTGCCGCCGACGGGTCAACCAATGAAAGGGCGGTAACCCGTCATGGCAGTGACCCTCGTTGAAGCTGCGAAGCTCTCCACGAACACCCTCCAGCGCGGCGTCATCGAGACGTTCGTGCAGTCCTCCTCGGTCCTTGACCGCATCCCGCTGATGAACATCGAGGGCAACGCCTATGCCTACAACGTTGAGGCGACGCTGCCCGGTGTGGCGTTCCGCTCGGTCAACGAGGCGTACGTCGAATCGACCGGCACCGTCAACCAGCGCACCGAGTCGCTGGTCATCCTCGGTGGCGACGCCGACGTGGACCGGTTCATCGTCCAGACCCGCGGCAACATCAACGACCAGCGCGCCGTTCAGACAGCGATGAAGGTCAAGGCCGCGTCCATCAAGTTCCAGGACACGTTCATCAACGGTGACGTGGCCGTGGACCCCAAGGCGTTCGACGGCCTGAAGAAGCGTCTCGTCGGCTCGCAGGTCATCGACGCCGCCACCAACGGCGTCGGCCCGGTTGCTGGCGGGCACGATTTCTTCGACGCCCTCGACGCGCTGGCTGGCGCGGTTGCTGGTGGCCCGGACGCGTTCTATGCGAACCGCGCCATCGTCTCCCGCATCCTGTCCGCCGGCCGCCGGGTCGGTGGCGCCGAGATGGTCACCGAGGACATCACCGGCAAGCGGGTGGCCATGTGGAACGGCGTCCCGGTGCTGGACATCGGCACCCGCGCGGACGGCTCGCAGATCATCGGCCAGGACGAGGCGATGGGGACTTCGGCGGACACGTCCTCGATCTACGCCGTGCGCTTCGGCCAGGGCGAGGGTGACCAGGCCGTCACCGGCCTCACCAACGGTGGCGTGCAGGTCTACGACCTGGGCGAGCTCCAGGAGAAGCCTGCGTACCGCACCCGCATCGAGGCGTACGTCGGCGTCGCGGTCTTCGGACCTGGCGCTGCTCGGCTCCGCGGCGTGCGCAACGCCTGATCGCCTGCCCCGATCCCTCACCTTCCGAACAGGAGCTAGTCGCATGGCTACCAAGACCGACCCCACCGTCACGAAGCCGTCCACGGTCGCCCCCGGCGATGCCCCGGCCGACACCACCGACCCCAGTGAGCGGGTGTCCTCGGTTCCGGTTCGTCCGGATCTGAACGCCGTGAAGGCAGGCACCGTCAACGCGGTCCTCGTCAACCCGAATCTGCCCACGCAGGCTGACCCGGCCTCGGGCAAGGAGCGCGTCGAGAGGTACAAGGCGCGCAAGCCTGACGGCACCGAGGTGACCGTCACGCACAACCTCACGACCGGCGAGACGTCGGTCAAGTAAGCGACGAGTCGGAGAGGGGGCGCCATGGCGAGCCTGGCCACCACTGAGGACGTCGAGGCCCGCTGGCGTCCCCTCACCGATTCCGAGCGGCCCATCGCGGAGGCGCTGCTGCAAGAAGCAGAAGCGCTGGTCGCGGTGGCCGCGCCCGGCGTCCGGGAACGCGCCGCCAAGTCCGTGGATGTTGCCACCGCGACCCGCAGTGTGCTCGTGTCCATGGTCCTGCGGGTGCTCAAGAACCCGGATGCCATCCGCCAGTTCGCGGTCGATGACTACTCCCAGACCCGCGACCAGGTTGCCTCCTCGGGGTTGCTGTACGCCACCCCCGAGGAACTGGCCTACCTGCGGCCGGCGTCGCTTGGCTTGGCGGGCATGTATGTGGTGAGCCTCGGTGGCTGACCTCAACAGTGCGATGGCAATGGCCCGCTCGCACGCCGAGTCCCTGATGACGTCCACGTGCACGATCCGCGAGAAGTCGACGGGTGAACCGGTAACGGATCCGGAGACGGGTGCCGTGACTTTCTCGCCGGGTGAGGTCGTCTACTCCGGCCCGTGTCGGGTGCGCCCTGCCGGGACGCAAGGATCGACAGCCGAGGCTGGTGGCGCGGAGTTGTTCACCTTCGACTACCTCGTGTCGGTGCCGTTCGCGGTAACCGGTGTCCGCGAGGGGATGCCGTGCAAGATCAACGCTTCCCCCGACCCGGCGCTGGTCGACGCGACGGTGGAGATCCGCAAAGTGGACCGGGGCGAGCACATCACCGCCCGCCGCTTGTCGTGCAACGAGGTGACGTGATGGACGAGCTCAGCCCGGCCGAGCTGCGACACGGTCGCGACCCAGAGAGCGGTCGATCTTTCACCTATGAAGCTGCATCTCGGGTGCAGCACCGCAATCATATCCATTGGTCACCTCTTGAGCCCGACGGGCGGACGCCTGATGGACACCCCGGATTCCCTCGCTGCTGATCTGCTCAAAGCTGCCGCCGGTGCCATCGTGGTCACGCGCGCCGTCGTGCAGAAGGGCGCACTGAACATCAAGACAGATGCGCAGGAAAACGTGCGGAAGTCGGCACCAAGACGCAACGCACACGCTGCCCAGACGATCAACTACGACACGACAGTAAATGCGACGTCGATCGACGCTGAGATCGGTTACGACAAAGACAAGAACAAGGCGGATGGAAAGAGGACAGGCCCCGGCGGGATCGGCAATCTGCTGGAGTTCGGCGGCGGCGGCGACCATTCACCTCCCCACCGTGACCTGGGTCGGGCGCTGGATGCCGAGGAACCTCGCTTTGAGGCGTCGCTGGCCCTAGCGATCGAGCGGCTGCTGTGACCGCACTGACCAGCGCCGTCATGCCGCTGATCGTTGCCAGGGGTGTGCTGGTGGGGGTGGGCGGCAAGCCCGCGGACGTCGATACCAGGGCGTACGCAGTGATCTGGCCTGATTCCCCGATGCGGGATCCGGTCACGATGAACCTCACACACGCCTACGTGGAGACGTGGACGACTCACGGCTACGGCTTGAGCGAGGAAGCCGCTGGGATTGCGCGCGATGCGGTCACCGACGCCGTGTACGCCCTGTGGGGCGCCGAAGTCGGCGGCAGGGTCGTCCAGTACCCGGAGCACTTGACGACGCTCCCGTTGTCCGTCGACCGCGACGCCGACCCGGACCTCTACAGCTACACCGTCGAATGGCGCTTCCGCACTAGCGCCGCCTGACCCGTTTATACCCGTTCATACCCGTTCCTGCCGACATCCCGTCGTCGGGTTCCTTGCCATGCCCTCCGAGCGAAAGGGGCCCGCCGTGGCCACCGAGTACGTGACCCTCCGCCACCCCAAGACGCTTGTTGAGCGGACGGTCGCCAAGTCGGCCGTCAAGTTCTTCCCGGACTACGAGGTCCTCGACAAGTCGGGCCGTAAGGCCGCGCACCAGCCCACCACCACTGAGAAGAAGGACTGACCGATGGCTGACTACGGCTTCGACGGCATGATCAAGGTGTCTTTCGTGGACACCCTCCCCGACATCGCCGGCCCGACCGTCGCAGCGCTGACGGCAGGTGTCTCGCTGGAGTGCCGCCTCACCCCGGACGGCCTTACCACGTCCGCCGATACGGCCGAGGTCGACTCCTCCAAGCTGTGCTCCACCTCGAACGCGGCGGTCGTTGGCCGACGCACGTTCACCGCTGGCGTCAAGTACGTGCGCGGGGATGACGAGGAGGCTCAGGCGGTCGAGGAAGCTCTTGTCTACGGCGCCCGCGGGTTCCTCGTGGTGCGCCGCGACCTGTCCGCCAAGGTCGACTGGGCAGTCGGCCAGAAGGTGGAGGTGTACCCGGTTCAAGTCCGTCAGCCGAACCCGGATGCCCCTGCGGCAAACGCCCTCCAGGCCGTGGACGTGCCCATGTCGATCACGTCGGAGCCGAAGGGCTACGGCGACCCCGCGCTGGTCGTCGCCTGATGGGCGTAGCTCTAAAGGATCTCAAGGGCCGGGTGAAGCGCCCCGTTCGCAGTGTCGCCATCTGCCTCGACGGTGACCTGTGGACTCGGCACGACGAGCTGACCCGGAAGCTGGACGAGCTGCGGTCGCAGACCGTCGGCCGCATGGGTCAGGCCACCGGCTCCGTGGAGGCCGCCACGGAGCTGCGGGCCGTCGAGGAGGCCATGCGCGAGGCGCAGGTGACCGTCGAGTTCCGCGGCATCTCCTCGTTCCGCCTCGCCGAGATCCAGAAGCGGTTCCCGTCTGAGGACAAGCGGATGGCGTGGGACGTGGACGCCGGGGCTGCCGCGCTGATCGCTGCCTGTGCGGTGGAGCCCACCACCGAAGCCGAAGCGCGGGAGCTGCTGGACGAGGTGAACCAGTCGGTTGCCAACCAGCTCGTCTCGGCGGCGTGGCTGGCCACCACCGGGTCCAGTGACATCCCTTTCTCCGTGCGCGCCTCCGAGCTGATCAACGGTTCCGGCTCGAAGTAGAGCAGGCGCGCGCCCACTCCGTCCCGCACTCGATCTTCACG